AGAAGGCGAAGTTGACGCTGCGAAGAAGTATCTGATCCCAATCGGGATTGGCACAAGAAATGAAACTGCTTTGTCAGCAGCGAAATCATTCAAAGAAGATATCGAAGAGCGTGTCAGGAAATACAAAGAGTCAACAGGGTCTGATATATCAATAGATGGAATCGGAACTACTCCGCCTGAAAAGAAAGAGGAAGAGAAGGCGATTGATGATGCAAATTCATTCTTCGGGAAATACAAGCAAGCCCCAGTCACTAAGTAATGTCATACAATATCCCAGAAGACGAAAGACCGCAGGCAAACAAAAAAGCCCAAGAAGGTCTCAACATACTTGCGTCAGATGTAGACAATACACTGAACCGGGTCAGGAACCTTCAGTCGGAAACCCTTGTTGATGCATACAATAGGCCAGTGGATGAGCCAATGGCTCGGACACTTTCGCCGCTAGAGCAATACGCCTACGAACCACAACCAGTGCCTGAGCTTGGCAGTATTACTGAGCCAATGGCGAGAGAATCGATGGTTGTCCCGCAGGAGCAACCCAAGGTGCTGTCTAACTTCGTCAACCAATACGAAGCGGTCCACCAACGTGACATGGTGAGCGTCACTCCATATGAGCAAGCTGTAGTCGATCTTCGGGACTCTGAAGTCAACTCGCTAAGGAATGATGCCGGGGAGATCTCAAGCTCATCGCTTGAAGTTTTTTCAAAGCCATTGGATGCAAACAAGATCAAGATTCTTGGTCTTGCTGACGAGAACATGAAGCCAACCAAAAAGGGCGAACTGTTCTACAACCTCACGAACATGGGCATGTTCAACGAGGACGGCACAATCACCGAAAAGGGATTGGCCTACATGACTCCGCTCAAGGAAATGGCAGCCCCAGAGTGGATCACGCAACCCGGCAACATGGAGAAATTCGATCTCTTGTGGCAAGACGGGGTGATTCGTTCTAGTTCAACTCCCACCGAAATTCTTGGCGCTGTGACAAAGTTTGCAGGCGATGTTGTCTACGGTGCAGGCGAACTTGCACAGCAACAAGCTCTCGGTCTTGCATACAACTCAAGGACATGGGGCGGACTTTTAGGACTAGAAGACAACCGCCCTGCCGCTTTGAAAGCTCAAAGCGAAGTGTCTGAGTTGTCGGTGATGGAGAACGTGTATAAGAACGTCGTCGGGTTAATCACCATGGTCGATGTCGGATTGGCGACCGACAAGAAGTTGTTCGAGGATTACGTCGCGTCACCAATTGGTGCTGCATACGAGAAAATCACTGGGGACGAATTCCCAGAACTGCGAGCAACAGACAGATCGAATCCAAACGTCAAAGACTCAGAAGACGCGCTAGTCGCTGCTAGGCATAAGCAATGGGCAGCGAATCAGCGTCTCGCTGACATGGAAGCTGGAGAGATTGCCGAGACATTTCTTGGTATTGAAAATTCAGTCAAGCAGGCGGAATCCCTCAAGAAAAAAATCGGGAATGACGAGTTCAAGAAAATCTATGGAGGCGTCGGTGCATTCTCAAGCGTCGTGCTTGACCCGACAAACGCCGTCCCCGCTGCATTTGCTGTGAAGGCAGCGAGGTCAGCTCCGCTTGCATCCAGAGCAATGCTCAACGCCCAGAACACAATGGGCAAGGTTGCGGCAATGGAATTGGCAATTGCCCAAGGTGACGTCGCCGTCCAAGCGGCAAGAGCCAAGCTGGCAAAAGTTGAACCCACCGTTGGGTTGGCAAAAAGGATGGCAGAAAGTTTCGCCGAAAGAGCAAAGGTTCAGCCGAACCTAGTGGAAAAGTCGCAAACTGCCGCGAACATCGCTCGCAGGATATCGGACGAGGCAGACCAAATCAGATCTGCCCTTCCGACTATCACGCAGGAATTAGAAGGATTGGTCGCGAAGCGCAATAGCTTGGCAACTCGCATTCCAGAGGCATATTCTCAAAAAATATTGCAGACGATGGAAATTGGGCGGCAGGCGAGATCTTTGCCAGCAAAGGCGCTTGGTGCCACATTGGAGGGAGTTGGCGACACAATTTCGAAGGCAGACACTGCGATCACCAACTTTCTGCAAGAGCGAGGATTGGATCAAATCTACACGGCGGCAGTCGGTGCGGCAGGTGTCGTTGGGATGGCAGGCAGTCCAGTCATTGGGACGGTGGCGGCAGGTGCTGCGGCATTGAAGTCGGGCAAAGTATTGTCCAGCTACGGCAAGTTGTTTCGCTACGTCGGGAAGGAAATGGAGAACGTGCGTGGGCAGATTCCATTCTGGAAACGTGTGGCGGCGCACACAGCACCGGGATCACTGGGGCGAGGCATCGCACACACATTCAACACATTTGATCTCGGTGGCGTAACCTCTGACACTCTTCGTCGGACTGCCCGAGGTGTTGCAGCAGCATTGCCGACTGACTTCATGTTTGAATACCTCTCTGACGGTGCGGACATGCGCCCAGAGACATTGTATCAAGCGGGGGCTGAGTCTCTAGTTATCGGTGGATCATTCGCTGCGGGGGGGGGTGCATTTATGGGGACCAAGAAGCGCATGCGTGAGCTTTCGATTGGCGACGAGCTGAACTTTAGGCAAAACATGACAGACCCTCGCCAAAGGGCTTTATTCCAAGCAATCCCGTCATCCACTCGTCGCGCGATTTCGACGTATGCAATTGCCAACCCGACGCTGAAATACGTCTTTAAAGATTCTGGGGCTAGCAAATATGACCCCAATACAAACACGGCAAGCATCAATGTTAACTCGACAAACCCGATCAAGGCGCTAGTTGCTCACGAAACTCTGCATCATACCATCATCAAGAATAACATGGAGGCAGGCATTGCCGCATTGTTCCTCGGTGACACCAAAACCAATTCGGCAGGCGGACTGTTCCGCTCAAAGGATGGCACATTCGATCCGAATTTCGAGGCATTCAAGAATGCTTACTACAAGCGACTCGGTGCGGAAGGAATGACAAATGCAGAACGCAATGCAATCTACCCGATTGATAAGATTGCAGTCGAATACTTCATCGAGAAGCATTCAGACCAATACGCATCGATGGCAGAAAGCGGAGCACTCGGTGCGGTCGCTTCAAGCGGGGCAGCCCGGCGGAAACTTGGTTCCATCCTCGAGACAGTCTTGCCACGGGTTCCGGTCCTCAAAGATCTGCACTTCAAGAGTGGCGGGATGATTGACGCGAACGGTTCATGGGTGACTGGCAACGGGATTCTCGATATCGGTGGTGTCCGCCGAGATCCAATCACCAGCAAGATGTTCCGAGAAATGAACCGAAGAAGCTCAGGGCTTTCCCCGGGCCAATTCGACCCATTGATGAGCGACAAGCCTGACTCGGGAGCACCAATTCTCCTAGACCCATCAAGCGGAATTGACATGGAACTTCTTCATCCGCTGATCAATGTCGATGCGAATAACAAGCCGATCTTGCAGAATGGAAAGCCTGTGGCGTTAGATCGTGCAACAGAACTGAGTCGCGCTCTCGGTGGACTCACGGCAATCGAGGTCATGCAGAGAAAGCGGGCTGATAATTATGCTCCTGAAAAGGGTGAGGCGCACATCGACAGTGAAGGCGAATTCCAACCGGGATGGTTGTCGAATGACGTCATCACCGAGATGTTCGCGAAGAACAACTACAACTCAGAGCAGAAGCGGATCATCAGGGAGATGAATCGTCTGATTAAGAAGGGAACTGGCGAACGGGTCGTGATGATCAACTTCGCAGCAACTGGCAGAAATAGAGCGGGCAAGGTCGTATACAAGCCGCAGGAAGCAACGCTTCGCGACACAGTCCCAGTTGCTGTCACGATCTCGGAAGCGGGGAATGTATTATTCGGCCTGATGTCTGTCACGAAATTGAATGAGAACATCCAGAAGCGTGCCCAAAGCAAACGAGGTAAAAAGCTATACGGTGGCAATGTTGACCTGATCTTGCAAGACACTCAGGCGATGATGGAATTCCACAAGAATGGCACAGACAGCATCGAATACTTCAAGAAATACGGGGCAGTGGAAGCGGATGAGCGCAAGAAGTTCATCAACACGATGTTTGGCCTGCTGAACAAGAAAGAGCAAGCGGTCCTCAATCCGATGCTTTTGGAGGATGACGTAAAGAGTCGCGACAACGTATATCGCACATACCGTGCAGATCGCGTGAGCAAAGCGGTTCCGATGTCCCCAGAAGAATACCCAGCGATGCCATTCAGCTACGAATCTGTGAGCCAAGTGAGGATGCCCGAGCAGGCAAGGCAGATGCCTGAGGGAAAATACGATAGAGACACGGCAATCAGAAACAAGCAGGTTTTTGCCGACAGGTTTGAGAATTTTGGCCCACAAGTCGGAGTCAATGGGTTCATCTATGGTTGGCAAAGACCAAGCGACGGTAAATTTATTGGACTAGATCAACATCACTTCCTTTACCGTGACGGTGACGGCAATCAGCTTGGTGACCCGTCATCAATTGGCTATGTCAGAATTGTGAAGGAGGGGAACACGCTTTTCTATGATGGCAAGCCAAACTCCAAGCAGTTACGGGAACTGAAGGACTCTGCCATCGAAAGCGGACTAGAGTTGCAAAATGCTACTCCAAGAGACATCAGGTATATGCCTGAGGGGGAACCAGATATCAAGGTGATTCAGGAGTCAAATGAGACAACAGAACCGGGGACTCCAGCACCAGATTCGGATGTTGAATCTATACCATTGACGGGGAAACCAATACCTTGGGGTCGTTCAAAGTATCGTCAAGTCAGTTTCATGCCAGAATCTGATCGTGATGCATTTCCGACAATGACACCCGAGATGCTATCTCAAATAAAATCAGAAACTCCGACATTGGCGGCAATTCATATTGATAGAATGAGAGTCGGGGAATATATGGGAGTCGATCTTCAAGGCGGAATGTTCTACCCGACAATCAAAGAGAACCTCGACAAGAATGTTGCGTGGGCATTCAACTCACAAGGTGTTGCGCGAGGTGTTGCCCGGCGTGCAGCCCAAAACGGAGGTTATGTAAAACTTGTGCTAATGCAAGAAGGGAACGTGGTGGGGAATAAGACATTTGCAAATATCTGGTTCAATATCCTTGACCGAAATATTGAGGCCGGGAAGATGTCAAAAGAAGCAGCCTTGGCGCGATTGAATCTTGCTCGTGATACCGTTTATAAAAAAATAGGAACGAAGGACAAGAAGCGGAATCCATGGGTCGATTCTCACTCGAAACAATGGGACACGCTGGGAGAGGCTAAAGACGCAATTTTGGCGATGCCACAAATTGAGCGAGGAGCAACTTATTTTCAAAAGTCGAAAACAACAACAAAAGCAGAAGGTGAGAAAATTTCATACGGCGCACTACTATCAAAGAAGATGACTACTGCGGGGTTCCCTGATGCGATTAAGATCGTCGAAGATATCGAAGAGCCAGCATTCAAGGGTATCCCAACAGGCGCTGCGGTAGCTATTTTAAAATTCGATGCATTGCCTGATGACGCAAAAGTTCAGACGGCAAAAGAGGCTGGGGTTCCAGAACATATGTCTTACGGGTATGTGCTCAAAGGTCGCCCGGTAGCGAAACTTGGTTATTACCAAGTCGTTGATGAGACATTCCCAAAAACTAAAGGGCAAATTATGACGCAGCAGAATACGGACTTCCCTGTCAGCAAATCAGTCCCCTCTAAAAAAACAGCCAAAGGACAAATCGAGTATGAGAGGGATGATTCTGGCAACGTGATCCCGCTCAGTCAGCGATTTAACGAGAAGTCGAGTGACATCAGGTATATGCCTGAGCCTGTTTCTTCGAAATCGGATAAGAAGAAAGCATCGAAGGATAATCTTAAAATACTCCAAACAAGGAAAACTCTAAAAGATTGGGCGGTTACTCAGGAAAGCTGGAAGGATTGGTATAGGGAACATCAGGATACGCTTGATGATTTCTTCGGGGAATACGCAGGATTATTTCAAGAGATATTAGCAGTCACTTCGCAGGCATCTTCAGTCAAAGCGAATGTAGGATTAGCTTTGAAGGCGTTCGGACAATTAATGCGAAATGAAGAGTTTGACGGGAAACTCAGAGGATTGGAAGACTCCGGGTATCTTCCGGCTGTGATCAGCAATCTCAACGCAATCAAAAACAAAAGTGCGGTTGGAGGTAGGAAAATCTCAAACTACAAATCTGCAAACGAAGGAGACACATCAAAAGTTGTCGTTGATCGGCACATTTCAAGAATGTTGTTTGGCGTTGATACACCGTCAGCAAAACAATATGCTAAAGCCGAAAAGGTTTTGACTAAGATCGCAAACGAACTAGGATGGGAACCTTCTCAGGTCCAAGCTGCACTGTGGGCGCAATCCATCGTAATGTCTGGAAAGAAGCCCGAGAGCTACGGTGCATATCTAAAGAAACTAGAATCAAAAGGATTAACAAAGAAGGAACTGCTTAATGGAATCAGAGGAAACCAACTCACAAGAAGAACTGGAGAAATTGCTGGATCAAGCTATGGAGTCGATCAATCTAGCAAAGAAAGGGGAAGATATTCTCCTGCTGGCGAAGCTATTAATGAAGGAAGCGGGAGAAGAGCAATAGACCGACCTCCTGTCAAACGATCAGGATCGAACGCATCGTCTAGCCCATCATCCATCGACAGAGCATCAAAACTAAAATAACCGAATGCCACGCAAACTCGAGAAACCACCTGACGTCGATCCTCCACCGGAGTGGTTTGACGAAGTCCGTAAACGATCCGAAGAAATGGGCATCACCTACAAATGCATCGAAGTGTGTGCGCCTCGCACCGCGGCGACTGCGCTGTGGATGAAGGCGCAAGGCGTGTCCAACAAGCAGATATCCAAACGCACAGGCCTGAGCTACGGTGCGATCAATGGGCTTTCATGGAGGCACGCCGACACGCTCGAAACGAAGCGGAAAGAATTCTCGCAGAAATATGCCATTGCCGCCCAGACGTTCACCGATCTCCTTTTTGACAAAGCCGAGCAACTTGCTGAGAATCCTGACCAACTGGTCAACATCTCGCCAGACAAGCTGGCGCTCACGGTGGGCATCATGACCGACAAAGCAGCACAGCTCTCAGGCATGGCCGGCGTCGTCATCGAGCACCGCAAAGGGGCGTCCATATCCGACGCCGCCAAGGTCATCTCCGAGGCCAAGGCACGCATCGCAGCCAAGCTCCGAAACGATGCAGTCGAAGCTGAAATCATCACTGCATGATCTGGCGCAAACATCCGATCCTCGAACCTCCGACCGACGAGGAGATCGTCGAGCTTGACGAGGAGACACTGCTCGAGATCCATGCGATCTATCATGAGGCAATTGAGAATGCCGAGCGGGATCCTTATCGATTTGGCTTCCGCCTGCCGCACTGGGACAAGGCCGAGGAACAACTGGCAGAGGTCACAGAGATCGTTGCTCTCGGCGGAAACCGCAGCGGAAAAACCCAGTGGGGTGCATTCACGATTGTGCGTGCTGCGCTCGAGAATCCCGGGTCAGAGATATTCTGCTTCGCGCAGACTGCCGAGGTATCCATCCGACAACAGCAGAGTGCAGTCTGGGATTGGTTGCCAGCAGAGATGCGGATGAAGCAGACGACCAGTGGCACCTATATCTCCTACACCAAGAAGAACGGATTCACAGACTCGTCGTTAATTCTCCCCAACGGCAGCCAGATCATCTTCAAGACCTACTCACAGTATCAGAACAACCCGACGATCCTCGAGGGTGCGGAGCTTGGCAGCCGGAATCCGAAATGGCACAACGTCGGTGTGTGGCTCGACGAGTATCTGCTTGGGCCGGAGTTAATCAACACGCTGCGCTTCCGGCTTGCTACGCGCGATGCAAAACTGCTTCTCACATTCACGCCGATCGATGGATACACCGAGGTGATCAAGGAATTCCTCGATGGTGCCAAGACGATCGAAAGCCGTGAGGCAGAACTGCTCAACGGCGAGCTTGTGCCATACGTCCAGCGCAGTCAGAAGCGGAATGCATCTATCCACTACTTCCACTCTCAGGACAATCCATTCGGTGGCTATCACCGGATCAAGGAGGCACTGATGGGGCGCGGCAGGGAAGAGATCCTCATCCGCGCCTACGGTGTGCCAGTGAAGTCGCATGCGACTAAATTCCCGCGCTTCAACAAGGAGGTGAACGTGGTGCCGCCGGAGAAGATACCGACCAACAACGTGACCCGATACATGATATTGGACCCAGCCGGATCCAAGGCATGGTTCATGTGCTGGATTGCAGTCGATGCCAGCGGAACCTTCTGGGTCTACAGAGAATATCCCGGCGTCGATGTCGGCGACTGGGCGGAATGGAAATCTGGCAAATGGTTGCCGGGAGACGGTGCCAAGGGCCAAGGGCTTGGCATTCGCGACTACATCGACATCATCCATGACCTCGAAGGCGAGGAAGAAATCTTCGAGCGTCTGATTGACCCGAGACTCGGTGCTGCCAAATACCAAGCGGCAGACGGGTCATCGTCGATCATCGAAGACCTAGCAGAGCAAGACATGGTCTTCGTTCCAGCACCGGGCCTAGAGATTGAAGATGGGTTGCAGGCACTGCTCTCGAAAATGTCGTGGGATACGTCAAAAGCTATGGACGGCATCAACCGTCCTCATTTCTATATTTCCGACGAGTGCGAGAACATCATTCATGCTCTGAGCGAATACACTGGCGATGGTGGATTGAAAGAGGCATGGAAGGATCCGATTGACGTCTTGCGCTACGCTGCTATCGCAGGCATAGATCATGTAGATAGTTCGGAGAATAACGTAACAACATATGGAACAGGTGGCTACTAAACGAAAAGAAAAGGCAGAAGAAATCATCAACAGTATTCTTAATAAGGAGCCTGTTATTGAGCAAGTTATTGAATTGGAACCAGAGAGCTTCGATGTGCGGGTCATACGGCTTGCCAGAAACAAAAATTTTGTCTACGGAGTGCTTGACGGGATGCTGATTGAAATCTTCCTCCCTCGACGCAGGGAGAATTCGATCAACAGGCTCATCACCGTCGTGAAAGCACCTGAGATCGGAGAAAACAAATACAAGGTATTGCAATGAGCGAAATGGAAAAGATGGAAGGCAACGATGAACTCATCTACGCATCAGATGAGCCGGATATCAACGCGCTCGCAGATGCATACAATACGACCCTTGGCGATCTCGACACGTATTTCGACACCTGCCTGCGGAGCTACAACGACCGCAGGAACATCTGGGACGGCAAGACCGAAGACTTGAGAAAGTCGGGTGCCACCGCATTCCCATGGCAGGGTGCGTCAGATCAGGAGGTGAACGTGATCGGCGAGCGCATCAATACCTACGTCTCCATCTTCGACCAAGCACTGCAACGCAGTCACATCAAGGCATTCCCGACGTCGATGGCATCGATGGCACGCGCAGGCGTCGTCTCTTCATTCCTGAAGTGGATGAAGTCGTCCTACATTCCAGACTTCAAAAACCAGATGGAGCAGGGTGCAAACTACCTGCTCGAGAAGGGACTGATGGTCACCTACGTCGGGTGGAAGCGAGAGTCTCGCACCTACCTACAACCGATGACGCTCGATGAGATTGCCGAGCAGGCACCCGAGTTGATCGAAATCATCCTCGACGAGACGAATGACGACATCGTGATCAGCATGTTGCAGCAGGCATTCCCGAAACTCTCCGACAAACGTGCGAAGAAGTGCGTCAAGGAGCTACGCACCAAGGGGGAGACTCAAATCCCTGCACCGAGGCAGAGTGTCGATTGTCCGGTGGCATACGCCTGTGCGCCCGACGGCGAAGTGATCTTTCCGTCCTACGTTTCCGACCCGCAGCGTGCGCCATGGATTTTCTGGCGCTGCTTCCTAACTGCTCAGGAGCTTGAGAAAAAAGTGACCAACGAGGGATGGGACGAGGACTGGGTTGAGATGGCAATCAAAGATCTGCGCGGCAACGACTCGATGTTCTACGACGGCGAGAAGATCAAGCGTGCGTCTCTCTTGCCCATCGTGGACGAGCAGGAGCTTGTGATGGTGGTCTACGCATACCAACGTCTTATCGATGAGGAAGACGGCTCTGAGGGCATTTATTGCACCGTCTTCCACCCCAACGCAGATGGATACGCGAAGCATGAGCTTCTCAATGGCATGGACGACTATCCATTTGTGGTCACCCGTCTCGCGAACGACCAGAAACGCATGTATGAGACACTGTCGTTCGCCGACATCCTGCGTGGGCCTCAGATGCAAATCAAAACCGAGCGCGACTCACGCATCGACCGGGCATCGTTAGCAACACTGCCACCCATTATGCACCCGGCAGGCCGGCCACCAAGCGACTGGGGACCGGGACGCCGTGTGCCATACCGCCGCCTCGGGGAGATCGCATTCGGCCCGGTGCCACAAATGGATCAAGGGTCGATGGAGATCGAGATGGCGATGAAGATTCAAGCTGACCGTGCCGTTGGTCTTGATCTCGACAATCCTCTGGCGACCATCAAGCAGCAATTTTATATAAACAAATTTCTCGACCATGTGCGTGATGTGCTGACGATGGCGTTCAAACTCTATCAGCGAGTTGGACCTGACGAGGTATTCTTCCAAGTCACCGGAAATCCGAATGGTCAGATCATGTCGAAAGGATCCCCTGACGATAATTTCTCCATCGTGGTGTCATTCGATACCCAGTCGTCGGATCCTGAGGTTGCCG